TGATGCCGACTGTCCGGCGGGTCAAACGTCTTTCCGCTTTGTCATCACTCCGTTACAATGTCATTTCCAGTAACCATCAACGGAGTAATTAAAATGGAGCTTAACGACTACTTACTTCCACAGGTTCAATCCGTCCTTGACCACCTTTACGTTGAAGAAGTGGACGGAATCGAAGAAATCCACGACGATGGCGAGCTTTATTTCCAGCTTTATCAAAAAGCCGCAGCGATGATTGCGCTTGATGTTGCCCTGAAGCTGCTTGAAAACGTCCCCGGAGGTACTGAGGATTTTTATCAAGAACTTCAGCGATTGTGGCAACACGGTCCGACTGATCTCCATCGAAGCCTTGCTGAAGCAGCATTTCACGACCTTGACAGCAAAATTCTTCCCATACGCTTTGATGAATAACAACGCCGCTTTTTTTAAGCACATCTTTCATTTTTCCCAAAGCCATGCTAATCATGGCTCTTTTTCTTGAATCGATATGAGCTTGCGCCCTTAAAACAGCCTGAATTTCTTGCTCAGTCATTTTTCTACTCCTAGCGATTAAGTGTTTTTGACACTACCGCAAACCCCGCCTTGATTGCTTCATCACGCTTGATGATGTGCAGTTTTTTGCCGTATTTGAGGCGGTTGATATAGCGCAACTGCATTTCCAATGCCTGAACGCGGACGGCGATTTCTTCGACGGGGCGGTCAGGTATTTTTGCCAATTCAGCGGCAAGGCTTCGCAGCTCGCGCAGGTCGTCATTGAACAGGCAACCGTATTTGCGGTCTTTTTTGGTGCGGATATAGGCGCGTTGTGCTAAGGCTTCTGCTTCTTCGGGGGTTAAGATAACTTTCATTTTTCTGCTCCTTATTTAGTTTGGTTTTGCTGGCTTACTGCTGCCAGTTCCTCAATAGTCATTGATTTGCCGATTTCGGCAATCATCTTCAATGTCTTTTCCATCTGCCCGCCTCGTGCGGGTTTTTTCATTTCTTTCATTTTTCTGCTCCTTGGTTGGGGTTGATGCCGTCTGAAATTTGTTTGTACTGCACTGGAAACTTTGCTTTTAGAAAATTCATTTGCGCCTTTGGAATACCATTTTTCTGCCACTGAGAAACTGCTCCTCTTGTGATTCCGCAAATATTTGCAACCACCGAAACGCCTCCCAATTCTTTAATGAATTTGACTTGTTGGTCTGTTGTCATTTTTTGTCCTTTTTTAAAGTTTAGTGAACTATACAATCCTAAACTTGTCTAGTCAAGCATACTAAACAATTAATAGTTTAGAATTCTAAATAAACATTGTTTTTACTAAGTATTTTTTAGCTGGGATTTTTAGCGATGGACTTGAAAGGCAGACTTCAAGAATTGATGGATGAATATGGGCTAATTACCCAACAGGACTTAGCAGACTTCGCAGGAGTCTCAAAAGGTCTTGTTGGACAGTGGTTCAATGGCCAAACTGGCTTAGGCAAAAAACCACTCTTAGCATTTGAGAAAAAGACAAACTTTTCTACACGATGGCTTGCAGACGGTTTAGGTGATAAGTACAGAAAAGACTCAGGAATGTATAGAGAGGTTAATTTTTCAGACGACCTTACAGATGACCACATTCGTTTTGAGCGGCTGGACGTGGTTGCCGCGCTTGGAGACGGCTACATCAACAACGAAGCAGTGGAGGTGGTCGATTTCGTCCATGTCGATAAAGCGTGGGCGCGTGAAAAACTCGGCGGCAACCTCTCCCGTATCCAAGTCATCACGGCACGCGGCGATTCCATGCAAGGTACCATCGAGGACGGAGACGTGTTGTTTGTCGATACCTCCGTCCACTCATTCGAAGGAGAGGGTATTTACCTCCTATCCTTCGCAGACGGCCTAAAAGCCAAACGCCTGCAAGCCTCCGTCGGCGGCGGCCTGCTCGTCATCAGCGACAACCCGTTATACAGAACGGAAACCATCGAAGGCAATGGACTGGAAAAATTAACCATCTGCGGCAAAGTGCGCGGCGCATGGCATTTGTCGGGATTTTGATTTGAATTTTGTGTTCACGGTAAGTTTTGGAAGGTGCGACCGTAGGATTTTTTGGATATTTAGTGATTTTGTTTATTAGGGAAGTGCAATATGGGAAAACAAAGTGGTCAACAGGCTGACAGGCAAGACAGTGTGAAATTGGACTTGCAAGAACTGCATTCATGGCAAATTAAATTAAAGCAGACCGTGCAGGAAAATATCGATGCCGTGCTGGCACTGCTGGCATTGGTCGATATTGAACCGGTAACGTGGACGCGGACTTTGAGATACAACCAAATTATTAAATCCGCGCTCGCCCTGAATGGGATTGATTTGTCAGTAACAGATGACGAAGAGGCAGAAGCAGGAGCTGAATCAGACAAAAATAAAGGCGAATCCCAAACCGCCGCAGACAAACCTGAAAAGGTGTTGTTCAAATTTGGGCGGAAATTTTTGGGCGGTTTAATTCGGAAAGATTTTAAAGAGTCTCTCGCAGCCGCCCGAAACCTCGATCTTGAACGCCGCCTCCATTGGGCAGCCTGTTCGGGCGCGATATTAGTCTACGGGCGGAACGACACGGCCAAACAGAAACTGACACCGTCTGAATTATCTCTCCACGACATGATTAAAAAAGAATGGCTTTACGATGAAAGATAAACCTGTGCTGCTGCCTGTCGGCGGTAGTTTTGAAATTGAATATGTCAATGCTGAAGGAATCGGAAGCAGACGGGTTATCGATGTCCGCAAGTTTGTTGCCAATCTTTCAGACGGTTATGTGCAGGCGTTTTGCCACGTGCGGAAAATGGTCAGGACGTTTAAATATCAGTCAATTATGGGACTGGTGGATTTGGAAACCGGCGAAGTGGTCGAACCTTCGCTTTTCAGACGGCGTTTGCAGGAACGGTACGAAGAGGCTCCCGAACGGCAGATGGATTTTTTTATTCGGGAGATGAGGCCGATTTTGGATGTGTTGGTCTATATCGCCTATTGCGATGGGAGATATGCGCCGTCTGAACAGCGGTATATTGCACAATGGCTGACGGACAAATCGGAAATGGGCGATGATTTCCTCGCTTATTCGCTTGGCGTCATGAAGTCTTGGCCCATTCCGGATTCTATGGATTTTTCTTTTGCCGTCCGTGCTATTAATCAGCGTTTCCCTGAATGGCGTGATTCAATCTTGGAATATGCCCGTAATGTCGCTAAAGCAGACAGGAAGGTTACGGATGAAGAAACGAACCAGTTGGAAAAGCTGGAAAGGTTGTTTGGAATTTAAAACTTGAAGGATTTCGTTTTTAAAGGGATATAGTGAGGGATGAAAAGGCTAAATGAGAAAAGGCGACTATACCTGATGCGCTGTTCGCGCTATCAGCTTAAGAAGCGGCGGAATATTGTCAAAAAACAGAAACGGTTTATCGACTGGTTTAGCCTACCTGTTCCTGAACGAGTTGGATTACATCCGAAATATGTCAGATTGGTGGCTGTTTTGATTGAGCGACTGTATGAAAAGGTTGAAAATGGATGTTCACGTATCCGTCTTGATTTTTCAAAAACGGAAAAGATGTATTCTGACGGTACGCTCTATCTGACAGCATGTCTAAATGACTTAGTCGAACGTTTTCCAAATTGCCACTTCTCTATGAGAATGCCATCTGAAACGAGAGTTGAGCAGGTGCTTTATCAGGTTGGTATAGCTAAACTTTTGGGCAGAAGGAAAAGCTTTGACTCTTCTACTTTTCATCATTCGGTTCGCCACTGGTATGTGGCGCACGGCCATGATGTTAATCTTGAGAATGCTGAAAATATTTTTGATTCCTTCCAAGGCAGATTGACGCCTGAACTTAGTCGGTCAATTTATGCCGGCGTGTCTGAAGCCATGACGAATTGTATGCATCATGCTTATGAGGGTGTGAGCCTTCCTAATGTTTGCCGTAAGTGGTGGATGTTTTCGCGCGAGGATGCGACAAGTGGTCGCTTACAGGTTGTTTTCTGCGATTTGGGCATTGGTATTCCAAAATCCCTATTCCGTGAATCTGAGCAGGTCAAGAAAGATTGGCTTGATAGGTTGAAAAAATTTCTTGCTAGTCATATTGCTTTAGGAAGGAGGAATGATGATGCCCTGAAAATCGAGGCGGCAATCGAAATAGGACGAACGCGTACAAAATTACAACATAGGGGTAAGGGTTTAAAGCAGATGGTGTCAACACTTGACCAAATCGGCGAGGGCGACGCGTTGGTGGAAATTATTAGCGGCAACGGTATGTACAGGCACTGTGCAAAAAATAAGAAAGTGGTTGAAAAGGGTTTGCCTTTATCAGACAATAGAAAAACTGCTATACGCGGCACGTTGATACATTGGTCTGTTCCGTTGCCGAAACGTGAGGCTGAATAATGAAAGATTCTACAATGACTATCCGTATTGCTTCTGATTTTTCCCGTTTTCCTGCCGGACGGTATACTACTGACGGCCCTTATTCGGGACAGGGCTTCTTGGAAAAAAAATTGATTCCTGCGCTACAAGAAAGTGGAAGCGTTAAAATTGTATTGGATGGAACAATGGGCTACGGCTCTTCTTTTTNTAATTTGATTCCTGCGCTACAAAACAACGGGAGCGTTAAAATTGTATTAGATGGAACAATGGGATACGGCTCTTCTTTTTTAGAGGAGGCTTTCGGCGGCTTGGTGCGTCTGAAGAGGTGGCCGCTGTCTGTGCTGCTGAATAAAATTGAGTTTGTATCAGACGAGGAACCTGATTTGGTCGATGAAATACGCGGCTATATGAGGGATGCGGCAAATGAATAACCAGCCACATTGGTTTTATTTTTATATCATGCCTTTAATGCCGACCGTGCTTACCATAGCCGGTTGGTTTTTTATTAATCATCGCGAAAAAAGTAAACGCCGCCTTGAGAGAAAAGACAGACGTATTGATGCGGCTTTGACTTTGTTGGAAAAAATCGAGGCTGATGCGCTGCGTTATTATGCTGTCGATGATGCTGATAATGTACTGGCAAATGCCATTAAGCATAATTTGAAGTGGCTGGCGAAATTGTGTGCGCGGATTAATAGCAATTTGAAGGTTACGGAATTGCGGACGGTAACGACTGGCGGCGATTTCGAGTCTAAAAAACGGATGTTGCTGAAGCCTGGCCATAATAAGTTTACTCAAATCAGTAATGTTGTGTTTAAGCTTAGGGATGAATTGGAAGGATGTCATGATGATTAATAAAAGCCGTCTGATTTTTTCAGACGGCTTTTGTTTTGGTCAGGGTTTGGAAACTGCGGCGGCAAAGTTTGGGCTGACTTCGCCTTCGTAGAGGACAATCGGTACATCTATCAGGCTTTGGAGTTTGACGGCGGTCGTCAGTCCGTTGCTGTCGAGGGTGTGGACGGTTTCCTTGCCCACCCATTTCTCTGCGTCGATTTCGGGCTTGAAGCCTTGCAGGGTTACGGGGCTTTCGGGCGCGACGTCGGGGCGGCCGATGGCTAGGGAAATATCGAATTCCATTGCGCCGCNNTTTGGTAGGTATGGCGCAGGGTTTTGATTTTTTTGCCGGCAGTATCCACCTGTTTGATTTCGGTTACTTCTTTGGTGGTGGTTTTGTGGGTTTTGCCGTCTTTGCGCTTGGTCTTGTATTTTTTGGTGGTGGTAACGGTTTTTTTGACGGGGTCGTAGTTGTCTTCGGTAATGACGACTTCGTGCTTTTTACCTGTCTGTTTGTCGATGTAGTAGGCGCGGACGGCGTTGTAGCTTTCGGTATTGCTGTATCTGAATGCATATTGGTCACCGCTGTTGCGGGTAATCCTGATTGTGGGCAACGGCT